GTATCTGTAAACGTTACATTACAAATTAGAAATATAGATAAAGTTCCATTTTATAAATTATTTAATAGTGCATTGAATGAATATATATATGTTACCGGTTCACATATGATAAAGGAAGGTGACGACTTTGTACGTGTTGATCAATGTGCAAGTGCCGAAGTATCAGATGTGGTCAATGATGAATTTATATGTTTGATAACTGATGACCACACGATACCAATAGGTGAACACACTTTCTGGGATTGGGCCGATGAATGCGATATGTGTGACAAGAGTGTTATTTAATTTCAAAAATAATTTATTTTAAATTAGTAAAAGTAGATGTATTTTCTTGTACTTTTAGTAATTCTATTAATCGTTTATGTTTTATACAAATTTTCAAATAACATTAAACTTCCAAGTAAAATACATTATTCTGGTATGACACATGATGATGTAGATGAAATACATTCTATTGAAATGGGTGTATATAATACAAATGACGAGGTTCCATCTAAATTTTATAAACATCATTTAATTAGCAACTGCCCAGAATTATGCATGGTAGCCCGATATGAAAATGATGAAATAATTGGTGCAATGTATGGCGGTTTAATTAAAGGACCATCTATAAGTAATGATAAAATTAGTATGGGACATGACTCAGATGGGGATACATTATTTGTATATTCAGAGTGTGTGAGAAATGATATGAGGGGTCATGGAATTGGGAGTGAAATAAGTAAATATTATTATAACGAATGGGTAAATTACGGTGATAAAATAAAGTATGCTTCAACTTCTGTTAGGAGTAGGCATATAGAGTGGTCGAAAAAATTGGGTTTTTCGTATGTAGGTATTTCTGATATAAAGGCTGGCAATGAACCATGGTTTGATGTAACGAAAAAAATTAAACAATAAATAATATTTTAAATTATTATGCAATTATCACAATTGCCTTTACCTAAATATATTTGTGGAGAAATACAGTACTCTGGTATGACACGCGACGATGTAGATGAAATACATTCGATAGAATTAGAAGTATATGATACAATATACGAGGTTCCAACTAAATTATTTAAACTCAGATTACTCGAAGTGTGCCCGGAGCTGTGTATGGTCGCCAGAGATGAAAATAATGAAATAATCGGTGCAATGTATGGCGCTTTAATGGATGGAACATCTATAACTATGGATAAAATAAAAAAAGGTCATAATCCAGGGGGTGATAGCTTATTTGTGTATTCAGAGTGTATCAGAAATGATATGAGGGGTTATGGAATTGGAAACGAAATAAGTAAATATTATTATAACGAATGGGTAAAATATGGAGATAAAATAAAGTATGCTTCAACCTGTGTTAGACGTAGACATATAGGGTGGATGGAAAAGTTGGGTTTCTCATATGTAGGTTTTTCTGCTACACTTGTTGGAAATGAACCGTGGTTTGATGTAATGAAAAAAATCCAACAATAAATAATATTTTTAAATGAATATGCAATCGTCGCCGTTTTGTCTACCAATATATACACGTAATGATAAACATAGACACGGTATCTCTACATACAGGGCACCATGTAAAAATAATAATTTAAAACCCAGAAGTAAATTTTCTACCTCCTTTTCCCCTTATACTCATATACGCCTCGAGGATGATACTATTGTATCACTCAAAGATATTAAACTTAATGATGTAATAAAGGGTGGTATAGTCGTTAATACCATTTTGAAAATAAGAAACGTAGACATGGTTCCATTTTATAAAGTTTTAAGTGAGGAATTAAACGAATACATATATGTAACCGGTTGTCATTTTATAAGAGAAAGTGGTAAATTTATCAGAGTCAGAGACTCGCCGAGCGCACAGTTAACAGATATTATTGAAGATATGTTCATATGTTTAATTACGAGTACACATCATATACCTATAGGTGAACATACCTTTTGGGATTGGTCAGATTTTTGTGAATCGTGTAATGATGGAAATATACCACAGGAATTTTTTGTGCGTGATAGATTTAATAAAGTTTAATTTTCTTATATTATATAAATGGGTATAAATGGTACTCCCAGTATGAGTCAGGTTGCCGCTGAATTTGGTGGTTCAGTTCCACATTCGTTAAATGAATATTATGGAGTTCGATTCGCAAATGGTGGTAGCTCGCCGTATAGTGGTACTATAAGTCTCAATCATTTTAGAAATATGAGTAAATACAATCCTCCATCGTCGTGGTGTTTCTCACCTGATACAAAAATAAAACTTGAAAATGGAAATGTTATAAACATAAAAGACGTAATGCTCGGTGATATACTCGAAGGTGGTGTATCTGTAAACGTTACATTACAAATTAGAAATATAGATAAAGTTCCATTTTATAAATTATTTAATAGTGCATTGAATGAATATATATATGTTACCGGTTCACATATGATAAAGGAAGGTGGCGACTTTGTACGTGTTGATCAATGTGCAAGTGCCGAATTATCAGACGTAATTAATGACTCCTATATTTGTCTAATCACCGATAATCATAAAATACCAGTAGGTGAACACACTTTCTGGGATTGGGCAGACCAATGCGATGTGTGTGATGTTACAATTCCAAAATAAAAAAATACATCTATTTAATAATGACAACTGGTTTTTATAAAATTCCAGTGTTTAATTTTAATGTAATTACACGAGAAGAAGGTGATTATATTAAAAATAAAGCTGAACCACTTTTATCAGATACGGCCGCATCCGTATCTGGATATATAAATCATAATGTGTGTAAATGTGAAAGTGCAAAATTATCACATAAAGATGATAATGTGCTAAAAGATATATTATACAAAATAACAAAAAATACAGCTAATTGTGAGAACATCGAAGTATTTCGATTTAAATCCAGTGATTTTATTAATTTTATACAGGATGGATGTACTTATATTAAAAACAAAAGGGTTAAAACTTATTATATTCCATTAGTAGAAGATACAGAATATGAGGGGGGAGAAATATTATTCGAAATGATAAATAGAATGTATAAGTTGGTATTTGGTTCTGTTCTTAGCTTTGATACAATCAATGAAGATGGCACTGTAACACTTGAATCAGTGCATTCACACGAACAAGTAAAATCAGGTGAAAAATGGATATGTAAACTATGCACTAGAGAAAATGAAATAAGTGAGATGGGTGATATTATAAATTTAGATTTGAGTTATTCTCGTATAACACTTGATGATGTAGATGAAATAAAATTAATTGAGAGAAACACTTTTTATGATCAGGAACTTGTACCATCAAAAGAATATACTGAAAAATTTGTAAAAGAATGCCCCGATTTAACGATGATTGTGCGAGACCAAAATGGGAAAATAATTGGTGGTATGTACGGTGGTCTCACCAAAGGCACAAAAATGACGAATGAGATAATGGATGCCGGTCATAATCCAGAAGGCGATGCCTTAATGGTTTGTTCGATGTTTGTGACTGGAGAATTAATCGGAAAAAATGTTGGTAGGAAAATTGCTAATTATTACTATGATGAGTGGATATTAAATTTTAAAAATGGTTTAAAAAGACCTATAAAATACTTTTCAACTGCTTTGCGCGAACAACACATAAAATGGATGGAGGGAATGGGATTTGTATGCACAGGTAAATCCGAGGTTGTTTACGGTAAAGGTGTGTGGTACGATTTTCATAAAATTGTGTAAAAATCACTAAATATAATTGCATCTTTTATATTAGAGATAATGTCTATAGTTCCAGACATTTTAAAAATTTCTAATACAGAAGATTTTATATGTATGGTATCAAAATATGACATAAAGTGGTCTAAAAGTAAAATAAAAACACAAACATTTGATATTTCTAGATCTCTCATACAATTGGGTATCATACCAAGATACGAAAGCGTTTCTATATTTGCAGGAAATTCACCCGAGTGGGTAATGTTTTTACTGGGTACAATAATTGCTGGTTCAAAAGGTTCTATTTTACATTATAGTTCTAATTACAATACATGTGAATATATACTAAATGATTCTGTGAGTCGCGTGATATTTGTAGATAGTAGACAGAGACTTGATTTAGCTATAAAAGCAAAGAGTAAATGCACTAGACTTAAACATATAGTTTTGATGAAGGGGTGTGATGAATTACTAGTTGGTGCCCCTTCTTATGTGTATGGATGGGAACATTTTATTGAACTCGGAAAAAGGATACGCCACGAAATTGTATACGAAAGAATCGATGCACAGAAACCATCGGACTGTTGTATGCTTGTGTATACATCTGGTACTACCGGAAATTCGAAAGGTATTATGTTGTCACATGATAATATAATATGGACTACAAAAGCTCATATAGAACATAATCCAATCTTATTAAGCGAAAAAATGCGAATGTTATCGTTTTTACCGATTAGTCATATAGCACCCATAATGTTTGATATATTTGTTCCTCTAATGTGCAATTATATATATAACATTGAATCAACCGTGTTTTTTTCAAGTAAATGTAACATAGATGTAGACGAATTAAAAAGAGTTAGACCAACTGTTATATTCGGGGTTCCGCGTGTATGGGAAAAACTAGCAGATATATCTAAAAAAATAGAACCAAAATATGAAGGTATTATCTATAGAAAAATGAAAGAAATATGCAAGGAGTCTCATATAAATAGGCAAATATCAAGTCATAAAGTCAATTCGCCTTTTGCTAAATATGCTACATATTATATGAAATCACGAATCCAAACTGAATTGGGTTTGAATGAATGTAAACTCTGTTTTACTGGTGGTGCACCCACAAATCCAAATATTTTTGAATATTTTTCAGAAATTGGAATAGACATAATAGGTGCGTATGGTATGTCTGAGTTATCAGGATCACAGTGTTATTCTAAACCAGAATCATTCATAGATGGATATTCTGGATTACCGGTTCCGGGTACTGAAGTTAAAGTAGAACCCGCTACAGGTGAATTGTGTTTTAGGGGAAGACAGGTGATGCTTGGATACAATGGTGATAAATCGCCGTGTATAGATGAAGATGGGTGGTTTCACTCGGGTGACATTGGCGAAATACACGAATCTGGACACATTAAAGTTACTGGTAGAAAAGATGATATTATAGTCACGTCATATGGAAAAAACATAAATCCAATTCCAATTGAAAATTATTTGAGAACTAAGTGTGACGATATACAAGATATACTGATTATAGGTAGTTCTAGAAAATATCTATCTGCAATGTTTTCATTAAAAGCAGGTGGGTGTGTTAAATCTGTGTTAGAGTGCATTGATGTGTATAACATGGAAGTATCGGGTGACAGGTGTGAAATAATACACCGCACCATGTATACAAAAGATATATTTACGATAGAAGGCGGCGAAATTACACCATCAAATAAAGTTAGGCGATTTAATATTTTAGAAAAATATAGGGATGAAATTGAAGGAATGTATTATAATTTTTATTAAAATTTTACTATGCTAATTTTCCACCCGACTTAATCTCGTGTTCCATTTGTGCGATAGTAAATGGATAGAACGTTAATCCAGAGAATATGTCTTCAAATGCATTACCATACACATTTCGTTTGTCGCGCAGATCTTTACGCATCTTTGCGACAATTGAAACAAATGCGAGATACATTAGCCACCCCATTGAATTAGCCCCATCACGGAACTTAGATGCAACAAACAAAGAAAGTGCCATCCATTGGAAAAAGTTTGCCGATAGACCAATAATTGTTGCCATGTAGGGAGTGTATTCACACTCCAAAGCCGTGTTTTTGATAGATTTAAATGGGAAAACGATTGCTCTCAGAACAGCGAGGCTTCTTTCTTTACGGGATGGTGCATTTGGATGCTTTGATTCTGGATCAAAACCTTCGAATACATCGAATACGTTTGTATTGAATGATTTTCGCGAAGATGTAATCTTTTCGTCGCCAGTTTCGAGTTTGAGAGTTCTGAATAGAGATACACAAAGGAAGCACATGGCTATCGTGTATGGGAATGTTGCTACAATTGCAACACCTTGAATAACTCTGAGACCGCCACTTACGACGAGTGCATGGGCAAGAGCACCTTCAGTACACGCCCAGTATAGCTTCTGAAGTGGGGGTGGATTTTCGTAACCCTGAGATGCAATTAAATCATCGACATAAGAACCAGAATCAGATGAAGTAGTGAAATATAAAATAACACTGACGAGTACCAACAATTGAAACCATTTAGTCAAAGCACCATATGGTTCCATGATGTCTAGAATTTGGTCGGGTCTGGATCTGCACGAGAGTGCATAATAACCTTCTGATGCAAGTTGTAACGCCGCTTCACCGACCGGTTTGTTATTGACGTAGCCAAGTGCGGTACAGTTAATAGAACCAGTCGACCAGTCGATTTGTGCATCTTTTCCAATTGTGTATTCAACAATTCGCTGCATTTTAATACCGAGTGTACCAAGAATGTTGCGATTAATAAACATAAATGTAATTGGAGCGAGTAGACCACCTTTTACAACTTCGCCCACTGTTCTACCTCTGGAGATACGAGCAATGAAGGTTCCAACAAATGGAGCCCAGGCGAGCCACCAAGCCCAGTAGAATACAGTCCATGAGTTCATAAAGTTATACGGAGAACGACTACCCCATGCTTCGTCTTGAAGAATAGATGTATCGAGTCGTGTACTATCGAAGTTTGTCATAGCTGCTACATCAGTCGACTTTGACATGCCCCACGTTAATCGTTCCCATGAACCCTTGTCGGTGAGTTGACCAGTGAAACTAGCCCACGTTTCACAGTCCCAACTGAGAGTGAACAGCCATTGAATGTAATGTCCAAGTGTTTGAACATACGAATTGAATATAAGCCCCGGGTTATCCGCACACACAAGACCCGCCATAAGAGTGATTCCACTGAAAAATGCAAGCCTCGCGAGATTCTTAATGCCAGACTTGAGACCAATGAGAACAGAAATAGATGCCGCGGCGGTAATTAACCAAATGATAGCCAATTGTGTTGCTTGTGCATTTGCATCAATGGTTGGATTGAGACGATTCAGTGCCGTACCAATCGCAGCCACACCCAAACCGAGAGATGTGCATACACCGAATGTAGTGGTTGAGATAGTAAGGGCATCAATGATGTCACCCACAAGTCCATTTACACTATCGCCAATCAATGGTTGGAAAGCGTAACGCATAGCCATTGGTCTTCCTTGTCTGAAGCAAACAATTCCAAGAAGAATACCAATTACAAGATAAGGCACCCATCCATGTAATCCATTCTGATAATATGAAATGAGCATTGCCATTTGAGCGCGTTGGTCATCATTTATAAACGGAATTTTGACGGCATTGTTATTTGAACGGTAGAACCAAATGGGCTCGGCAACACCGAATGAGAAAATTCCAACACCTGTTCCACAAGAAAATAGTAACGAAAACCACGTGAAATCAGAAAAATGTGGTTTTTCACCATCTTTACCCAATCTAACGTCTTTGTATTTTGTAAATAGTAGACCGAATATGAATAAGAGCCATATGTTACGCGAACATATGTAAAGCCACGTGAAATTGATAGTAACCCATGACTTCCAATCACCCAATTGTTTAGTCGCATTTATTTCGTCATTGAGTGTCCATCCAATGAACCCCCACATGATAGCAGAAGCAAATAGAGATGTTACCCAGTTACATCTCAAAACACGATATCCTTTAAAATCTAAACTCAACCATCTATTCTTACGAACAAAACGGGTCAAGTTAGATTCTTTTGAAAAATCACAATCATCTATAATTTCATGTTTGTTCAATATGGTCTCTTCCATGTCTACTTGATATATCTTATACGCACCTATTCTATAAGTACCTACCCCCCAACGACTCACGAGTGTTTCCATACACTTGATGTGTTCCCACCCCCCGCCGCTTAGCCTTCGGCAACGCCTCGGTCCCCTTCGGCAACGCCTCGGCAACGCCCCCACGTTTCCCCACGCTCGATGGATGTTTCCCCACGCTCGATGGATGTTTCCCCACGCTCGATGGATGTTTCCCCACGCTCGATGGGTGTTTCC